TTGCGCGCCTTCTTCAGCTTGCCGCCCAGACCGGGGATCCAGCCGAACGCTGCCGCTGCCCCGTGCAGGATGATGCTGATGAAGCCCAACCAGATGTTCGCAATGATTTGGATGCCGTCGATGAAGACCGTCTTCAAGAAGTTGATCGCGTCGCCGACCGCGTTCTTGATGTGGCCGAATGCACCAATCACATCGCCGATCACGCCGATGAAAATCCCAAGGATTCCCCCGGCAATTCGGAAAGCGTTTCCGAGCACGAATCCGATCACAGGGACGACATCGCGCACGATGAACCCGATCACGACCTTGAGGAAGTTGCCGAGCTTCTCGAACTGCCCCCGGTGCTGGTCGATCACGCGGTTGATCGTGTGGAACACCGACAGCAGCGCACCGCCGATGATCGTGACCAGCTTCGACAAAGCGGGATAGACGACGTCAGCGATGAAGTGCCCGATCCCCTTGAGGATCGGGATCACGTTCGCTGCGATGAACTGGAATACCGCCTTGAAGACCGGGACCAGCGTCTGGATGACGATGCCGAGATACTTGAACGCGGCACCGAGGACCTCTTTGACGACCGGGATCACGTCCGTCTTGAGGAGCTGGATGAAGCCATAGGCCGCGTTGCCGACGTTCGCGAAGAACCCGACGAGCCCGCCTTGATCCGTGCCGACGCCCTCGTCGAAGCCGCCGAACATCGCTTTGACTGCCGTGCCCAGGATCGGCCCGATCCACGCGATGAGCTTCTGCACGCCGCCGATGATCATGGTGAAGGCAGGAGCGACGACCGAGATGACCGACTGAGACATGTCCTCGAACGCACGTTTGGCCTTCTGCAGTTTGCCCGGCAGCGTGTCGCCGAAGGCTTTCGCTGATCCACCGAACTCACGATTGAGCTCGCCCAGGATCAGCTTTTGCGCCTGCATCGTGTGGCCTGAAGCCTGCAACGCCTTGATCTGTTTCAGCTGGTCTTGTGTGAACGACACTCCGACCCTACGCAGAGCGGTGACGCCCTTGATCGGATCGTTCAGCGCTTTGCCGAGCTGGATCGCCGATGTCGAGGTGTCTTGGCCGAGCGCCTGGGACATATCAAGGATCGTGCGCGTCGCCTGATCGAAGATGTCGTTGCCCTTGCCGGCCTTGTTCTGGATGTTGGTGAACGTCAGCAGCAAGTTTTCGCCGGCGACGACCGAGTCGTCTGTAGCGCCCGTCGCGGCTTGCAGCGAGGAAGCCATGTCCTCGATGTGCTTGGACGTGACGCCGGCGACGCCGCCGGTGGACTTGATGACGGCGTTGGCTTGCGCGAGTCCCTTCTGGTAGTCGGAAAACTCGCTGATGCCTGTCTTGATGATGAGACCGAGCCCTGCGACCGCCGCCCCGCCGCCAACCAGCAAACCGGCCTTGAGCGCGCCGGCTGCCTTGTGGCCGAAGTCGGAGACGTCCTTGTGCGCACTCTTCAGCGCGCCGGAGAGATCGCGCGCGTCTCCGATGATCTTGACCTTGAGGATCCCCTTCGCCACGGACCTGCCCTCTCAGTCGAAGTCGACGATCTCCTCGAGCTCGATCCCGTCGGATGCGAGTTTGGCGAGCATGAAGTCGCGCAGCGCCTCGAACTCATGAGGCTTCAGCGCGCGGAACTGCTGCGGCGTGTAGCCGTAGAACCAACAAAAAAGCGCGAGGTGCTTGCGCGCCTCACGGGAGAAGAAGTTCTTCACGCCTTGGCTTTAGGTTTGGCTCTTCGTGTCGCTCGATTCGGCGCCGACGCTGGAACGCTCTGGCCGAGCTCGACCCACGTGATGGCGCGCGCGTCCTCGATCGTGAAGTTTGGGTTCTTCTTGCGCTGGGAGATCCAAGCGATTGCCACAAGGATCTTGGTCGGGATCGCCTTCTTCGGAGCCTTGCCGTTGGCCTTGCTGGCTTTGCCGTTCGGCGAGTCGGGAACCAGATCGAGGATCTCGTCGTAGGTGAAGCCGGTGTAGTTCTCGAGATCCTCGATGTCTCCGAGCGTCAGCTCGGCCGGATTGAACTCAACGATCACGTAGCCTCCTAGTCGGCCGAGGCTTGCCGCAGGGCCTGGTCGATGTTGTCGAGATATTCCTTCTCGATGTCGGGTTCATCCTTAAGAGCGGTCCCGAGGATGAAGGGGCGCGGCTCGGTGCGCTTTACGTACTTGGCGCCCCACTGCTGGACGTGCTTCTTGCGAGATGTCCGCCCCGCTTGGATTGCGACGTAGTTGCGCGAGGCGACCGCGCGCGGCTCTGATCCTGCGCCGGCACCCACGGCACGCGGTTGAGGGAAGATGCGGTCGATGATGCGCTGGCCGATCTTCTTGTTCGCCTGAGCGATGTCCTTGACGATGTCCTTGTCGACATTGGCCAGGGCGCGCGTGAGCTCCCGAACACCCTCGACCCGGATGCTTTCTTTGGCCACTAGAAGCCGACGGGGATGATCGGACCTGCTGCAGCCCAGGTGCCGCTGAACTTGGTCGCATCGCCGGCACTGGAATCGACCTTGAAGTCGAACAGCGCCGTGCCGAACCAGTAGCGCGTGAGGTTGTCGGTGGTCGGGTAGATGTACGTCTTGCGCGCGACGCCGTCGGTGGCAGCCGTGTAGGTCTGCGGAGCGGCGTCGTCGTGGAACCCCGAGAAGTCGCCTGAGGCGTCGGGGAGACCAGCGACGGAGCTCTTGTTCGTGTCGCCTTGCGCCGTTGTGTCGGCCTTGTCGGTTGCGAAGCTGACGCTCCACGCGACGGTGTTGGGCAGTGGCTCTGCCGTTCCGCCAGATGCGACCGCCATGTAGATCCGGCCCTTTTTCCCGTGATACCTGCCCACGTCTACCTCCCTTGGTTAGAGCAGGCTGAGCAGCCGGCTCGCATTGCTTTCGAACGTCCGATCTGAGATTGCCTCGCGTGCCTTCAGCGCGATGTCTTCGCGCGCGCCATCGTTCTGCAGGAACCAGCGCAGTTGCTGCTCGAAGTCCTCCGGGCTCGTGAATGTCGGGACCATCGGCAACACTTCGCGGTTCTCCCCGCGCTCCTCGGTCAGGAAGAACGTGCCGCATGCCGCGAGCTCCACCTCGCGAGGCCCCATCGCCCAGCCGGCCGCCGACTGACCGTCTTCAGTCTCCCGGCGGTAGAAGTTCGCGCTCGCCTTCGTTGAGCGATACAGCTCGACTGTCTGCGCGTTGTCGATGCACTCATCCAGCGGATGAGGAACGAGCGGGGCGATCGGCGAGCCCTCGCTGCCCAGCCAGTTGCCGGCGAGTGTCGCGTCGATGCCGGTGAAGTCGACCTGCTCGAAGAACGCGCGCCTCGAAGGGAATCCCGTACCGACGAAGCAGAAGTCGCTGACGTATTCAGGCGTCGGCGGCCCCGGACGATGAAGATCCGGATCGTAGGCGTGGGGCACGTAATGCGTGTTCGGGTTCACCTCGCAAAACCGCTCGAGGTTCGTCGGATCGTTCAGCAGCACCAGATCTGCATCCGCCGCCCGCTCGAGCTGCTTGCCGTCCTCGTAGGGGCTCTCTGTCAGCAACAGGACCACCTTGTGCCGGCGCTTACGCAACAGCTGCCGGGTGAACGCTGGAACGAAGAAGCAGCTCGTGATCAGGACCACATCGGGCCAGTGGCGATAGGCGGCGACCTCGATACCCGCTGCCGAGAACATGATCGCTTCCTCATTGCTGAGCGCTTTTTGCCAGCGGCCTTTCTTCTTGAATGAGGCCGCGTTGTAGAAGTTCAAACGATCCTGGAAGTTGAAGTTGATCGTGTCGCAGCCGAGGTTGCGCAGCGCCTTCGTCCAGCCGCGGTGAACATCTGCCACCGAGAACGCTGGTCCCGGCTCGATCGCAAGCACCCTCATGCCGCTCCTCGTCGAACTACCGCGTACAGGTCGCCTGGATTGCGGATGTCCCACTCCGCGCGCAGGCCATGCAGCGTGCACGCCTCGAGGAACTCGGGCAGCTCGACGTTCTGGTAATGCTCGCCCGGTCGAACCTGGCCGCCGTCGATCCCTGAGTGTGGAGCTCTGCCGGTCGTCGCCATCGTCAGAAGCGCGACGGCACCGAACCCGAGCCACGCGCCGATTCGCTCGAGCAGCTCCGGCCAGCGCGCCTCATGCTCGAACACTTCACAGCAGACGATCGCGTCGTACTGGCGAAGCGTCGCCCACAGCACCGCATCGGCGACGATGTCGACGCCGTCGCCATCGAGCTGATCCAGGCCGACGTACTCGGCGCCTTCGAAGAACTCTCGGACCGAGCCGTTCACATTGCGGCTACCGATCTCGAGCACCGACTCGAACGGTCCGAGGCGCGCCGCTTGCTCCGCGATCCATGCGCGCGCGCCCTCATGCAAAGATCTGCACCTCCCAGTCGGCCACGAGGTAGGCGGGTCCGCCGGTCTCAGCCTCGTCGGCTCCGGAGCCGGTCATCGCGGTGACTCGAAGCGATTCACACTTGCCGCCGAGCTTCGTGTCGGTCTCGAGTGCAGCCCTGATGGATTTGGAGCCTGTCTTCGCCATGTAGCCCTGGAGCAGATCCGCGCTCGCTCTGTTGTCGGCGAGGCCGATCCATACGCGGATCGGGATCGTGTACGTCGCGTCGTCGTCTTCGTCTTCGTCGAAGTCGATCCGGGTCGGCCATCCGATCTCGACGCACGGCGTGTTGAGCTGATCGGATCGGAGCGTCGAACGCAGTCCGGCGATCGGCGCCAGGGCCGTCGCCAGAGCGGGACGAATGTCAGCGAGATCGCCCATCTATCCGACCGCGATCGGATTGCGACGAAGAGCCCTCAGCAGGAGCTCGACATCGGAGTCGAGCTTTGAGAGCAACCGGATACCGGAACCGTCGATGTTCGGAACCGGCGCGATCCCGAACGGTGCGACGACGCGCTTATGGAGCCGGATGCACTGCAGCAGGCATGCGTCGATGACCTCGCTCGGCACCGCCGGCCATCCCCAGGTGCCGGTGATCTTCAAGCCCTTACGAACGACCGGCATGATCGTGACTCCGAAGGTGCGGAGCTCGACACGCGTGTACGGCCGGCTCTGACCCGCCGCGTTGTATGGCGACAGGTGGTAATCGGTGCCGAGCGTCCAGGTGTACTCGTAGACACCGTCACCGTCGACGTCGGCCTGGATCGAGGCGACGGTCGTGATGTCGTCGACCCAGAACGCTCGGTATTCGTCGGCAGTGAAGTAGCGGACCTCATTCGCGCTGCCTGCAAAAAACTGTCTCCGTGGGAAGCCGCAGTACTTGTCGATCAGACGCGAGACGGTCGTGATGTTGCGTGTGAGGTCGGCGTCGTCGGCCGTGTCGGCAGTGCCAATGCCAAGATTTCGCTTCAAGGTCGCGAGATCGATGTAATCCGCGGTCATCCTGCTCCCTTTAAGCCTTCATCAGGAACGCGAGCTTGAAGTACTTGTAGATCGCGTGCGCCGAGTGCGCGTCGACGGCTGCGCCCGCGTGAGCCGAGTGCGCATCAACCGCAGATCCAGCGTGAGCATCGACCGCCGTAGCGCTGTGAGCGGAGTGCGCGTCGACCGCGGTGGCGCTGTGAGCATCGACCGCGCCGCCCGAGTGAGCCGAATGTGCATCGACGGCACCTCCGGCGTGAGTCAAGCCAGCGGATTCAGTTCCAGACACTCCCGGCACACCGCTGGAGGTGTTGGAGGTGAACAGCTTCGGCGTCGTTCCTGCGGAAGCTCCGGTGTGGGTGTGCGTGCCGTGCGTCGACGGTTGCGTGAAGACGTGGTTCGAGTGCGCTCCGGGTTGCGTGAAGACGTGGTTCACTGGCTGCGTAACGACGTGCGCCGCATGGTTGGCGGGTTGTGTGACCGTGTGGTTGCCCGGTTGCGTTACAACGTGATTCGAGTGAGCGTTCGGTTGCGTGACGGTGTGATTCGAGTGACCTGTTAAAGCTGCGGCTGGTGAAACCGTGCCGCCTGTTCCTCCCGGCGTGACCGTCTCGCCGATGATGAACTTATCGCTGAGATCCGGCGTTCCGTTCAGGCCGTTGCAGAGCAACCAACCACTCGGAATCGAAGCGATCGTCCCCGACCACATCACGATCAGCCCCGAAGGGATCGAAGCATCCGTTCCGGGTACGCCTTGCGGTCCTTGCGGGCCTGTATTCCCGGTCGGACCTTGCGCGCCTGTTGCGCCTTGCGGTCCCTGAGCTCCGGTGTTGCCCGTGTCACCTTTGACGCCTTGCGGGCCCGTCGCACCGACGGGCCCGGTGTCTCCCGTATCGCCCTTCGGGCCTTGTGGGCCCGTTGCTCCAATCGGGCCGGCGGCACCCTGTGCACCTTGAGGTCCGGCATCCCCGGTGTCACCTTTCGGTCCCTGAGGTCCGACGGGCCCATCGGCGCCCGGTGCCCCATCCGCGCCGGGTGGGCCGGGTGGGCCCTGGACCCCGGCGACTTCCCCGAGCGGACCGAAGGCTTGATGGCCATCCTGAACTTGGAGAACGTCGCCATCAGCCACGTCGGCTCCTTACGCCATCAAGCCAGCAGCGCGCAGGTTGGTGCGCAGCGCGTTGTACGCAGTCGCGACGTCTTCGGCAGTTGCCGTCGCCGGGTCGGCGATGGCTCCGGAATCGGCAGCTTGCGCGCCGTCGACAACATAGAGCGCCCATGCCCCGGCCGCCTTGCGATAGATCCCGTCGTCGGCAAAAACGACGTCGCCGTTGGATCCTTCCGAGTTAGCGGGGACCGTGGTTCGATGAGCAAAGATCATCTCAAGCCGTCCCGGTGTTCTCGGCGCTCTTCTTCGTCGCCTTTTCCTTGGCCGGCACGCTCGAGCCGAGCCGCGCCAACTCCGCATCGACTTGTTTCACTCGATCCGGCTTGTCAGCGTCGACGTACCCCTCGCGTTCGTGAAGCAACGCCTCGATCTGCGCCGCGTTATCGGTGGTCTCTTCTGCCATTGCGGTCCCTCCTTGGACGGGTCATCCCTCCGTGTGCGGCGACGTGAAGGGCTTCGCCGCACACGGAGGGAGCGAGCCAGAGCTCGCCCCCTCACAGCTACCCCGTAGCTGGTTTAGAACGTCGGTGCGATGAGGCCGGTGCCCGTGATCTTGCCGATCGACTTCGGGTAACGGCTGCCGATGAAGGCGAGGTACTCCCACACCTGCAGACGCACCGACAGCGTGTCGGCGTCGGTCTCGAACAGTGCACGCGAACGAACCTGACCCTCGAACAGGAACAGGTCGTCGAAGCGCGCGGCGACGATCGCGTCCTCGGTGCCGGCGCCGAGCGTCACTGGGATGTTCGGGTCGACGTACACAGGAAGACCCTGCAGCACTCCGACCGCACCCTCTGCCCGGACATCGCCGAGACCGGCGAAGGCGTTCATGGGGCCTTGGGCGTTCGGCACGGCCAGTGGGCGGCCGGTCGAGTCGAGCGTGGAGAGGATCCAACCCCAGCGACGCGGGTGCATGACCCACGCTTGCGGCGGGAGGAACCGGTTCGTCGCGATTTGCTGGAGCGTGTCGGACAGCTTCGGCCACAGCTCCGCAACGGTCGGCGTGCCGTCGGTGTAGGACACCGAGACTATGCCGGTGACGTTCAGGATCCCGATCGCTGCCTTGTTGATGACGTACAGATCGACCTGCTTGGCCAGATCCGCGATGAGGTCACCGAACACGACCTCGTCGAAGTTGATCGGGGACTGGTCGAGCAGCTGCATCGCGAACACTTGCTGACCGGCGATCGTGGTGACCGCGCCCGACACGCTGGTGGTCGTCATCGCCGTGTTCGAAACGGTGTTGCCGTCGGCCTGCTCGGCCGCCGTGGTTCCCGCCAGCACCTTCGGCAGGTTGATTGAGTCAGTCCCGGGCGGAAGGTCCTTCTTCGCGCACAGGTCCGCCGTGATGCGGCCGGCTCGGGCGAGCTTGACGTACTCGTCCATGAGCCACAGCGGCGGAACGAATTCGCCGCCGGTGCCGTCGGTGCGGTTCATGTTGGCGGCTTTGATCTCCGCCGCGTGCTTGGCGAGACGAGCAGCCGCCTCGGGGTTCCCGCCGCCAGGCGCGTGCGCCTGGGCCAGGTCCTTGAGGTAGCTGTTGCCGTTGCCTCGTGCATAGGTCACCGGCTCGGCGCCGACCGAGACGTCGCCCACTTCCTTGCGGAGCGCTGCGGCACGCTGCTCGCTCTCGAGCTCTTCGCGCTTGTCTTCGAGCTCCGCGTTGATCTTGTCGAGCTCTTCCTTGGCTGCACGAGCATCGGCGACCAAGGCGTCGAACTGCGTCTTCTCCTCAGCGGTCGGCTCGCGCTTCTCGCCCTTGTCGTCCTTGAGGCCCGCGAGGAACGCGTCGACTGCGGTGCGCTTCTCGCTGAGCGTCGTCTTCGTCTCATCGCGCTTGGCGAGCAAGCTCGCGATGATGGTCTTCAGTGCATCGAACATGACGAACTCCCCTTTCGGGCGTCGTGGTTTCCGGGTGCGTTGCTTGCGCCGCTAGGCGTGGAGGAGCGCCGCTGCGCGCTCCATCTCTCCGATCATCGAAGTGACCGAGGTCTCAGAGGAAGGATCCTCATCGACCGCGAGAACGTCTTCGAGGCGCTGCATCTGCGCGCGGAGTCCGTCCAGACTCTGTGCGTTGACGTTCGAGAGCTTCTTGCCTTTCTCGGCGCGGAGGGCGGCCACCCGTTCCACGCTGTCGATCGCAGCAGAGACCGCGTCCACGGCCTCCTGAAGCTCCTTGTTCAGCGTTGCTTTCGGTGCAGGCTTGTCGGCCCTTGCTTTCGGCGCGGGATCCTTGATCTCATCGGCGAGACCCTCAGCGACGGTTTCGTCGGCGGTCATCCAGACGTCTTCGCCGGCGACCATCAGATCATGGAAGTACGCGGCTTCCTTGCCACTACGCGATGCGTAGATCCCGGCGAGCACATCGGTCTGCCGATCGAGCAGATCAGCGAACGCGCGCATCTCCGATGCGGGGCCGATCGTGATGCCCCAGGGCTCGTGCACCATCATCTGCGAGCCGCTCATCATGATGCGTTGATCGCCGGCTTGAACGATCAACGATGCCGCCGAGGCGGCGATCCCGTCGACGCGCGTTGTGATCTTCGCCGAGTGATTGCGCAGAGAGTTGTAGATGGCGATCGCGTCGAAGATGTCCCCGCCAGGCGAGTTGATCGCGACGACGATTTCCGGTGCGGTGATCGACTCGAGCTCGCGCGCGAAGTCGTCTGCGTTCACGCCAAGGAACCAGATCTCATCGTAGATACGTATCTCCGCCACGGGGCCGGCCGCATTGGTGACAGCCCAGAACTGCCCCGCGCGCTCGATACGTCCGAGCACCTCCTTGCGATGAAGCAGCATCTCACTGGCTTTGTTGGTCACCGTTGCTCCCCTTTCCGCTACCGATCGCCGCTGGCGAGCCCGCGGGCGCGTAGTTGAGTGGCTGCAGGTAGTCCTGACCTTTGCCGTCTGGGATCGGTGGACGATCCTCGAGCTCTCGGATCTCGTCAGCGTTCATCCAGCCCGCGTTGCGCGCGCGTTCGTAGGCCTCGTATCGCGTGAGCGTGTCCGCACGCAGAAGCGCATCGACGTTGAACTTTGCGTACTGCGGCCGCGGCAGAAGCCGGGTCAGCGCGCGCTCGATGCGGCTGATCCATGGCCCCAGCGTGTAGGTCGTGAAGTTGATGCCTTGCGCCTCGATGCCGGTGCCCCAGCTCGTCGACCGTTCGACGTCACCGATCATGTGCGGCGGAACTCGGAACAGCCGCGCGACTTCGGCAACCTGGAACTTGCGCGCCTCAAGGAACTGCGCATTCTTCGGCTCTACCGCGAGCGCTTTGATGTCTGCGCCGCCCGACAGGATCCCAGGCTGGTGCGCGCGATAGACACCCTGATGGCTCTTCTTCCAATTCGCGATCAGCTCGTCGATCTGCTCCTGCTCCGCATCGGCTGGCACCGTGATCACGATCGGCGTCTGCGCGTCTTGAGCGAAGAAGCGAACGGCGTACTCCTGTTGCCCCAACCCGAGCCCAAGCGATGCGCGCGCGTAGTCGATCGGGCCCATGCCCTTGATCGATCCCGGCACGGAGAGCCCCGGAACATGGAGGATGTCGCGGCTCGGATACTCGACTCGGTTGACCTTGTAGATGACCTCGCCGTCGCGAACAACGATCTCGACCGCGCTTGGGTGGATCGGACGGCTGAGCTGAATCGCCGGCCCTGTCCCGGCGCCGAGCGATCCCGAACGATTGATGAACGAGTACCAGTTGCCTCGCATCAGCAGGGAATAGGCCGCTTGGTAGATCCCGATCTCGGGTTGTCCATCGCCGAACGTGTCGGCGATCAAACTCGGTATCGGTGACACCCGCTCGCGCGCGCCGCCACGGTTGCGGAGAGCGTCGATCGGGAACATCGCGATCGAGTCCGCGATGAGCGACACGCACGCCGACGCCGCCGACAGTGCGAGTGCGGTCTGCTCGGTGACGAGCATGATCGCGTTCTGGCCACCGGGCAGCTCGCTGTTGAGCGGGATCCGGCCCGGGTTGGGCCCGGTGAAGAACGTCTCCTGCGGTGCATCCAGAGCTGCCAACGCTCGGCGCGCCGTTCGAACGAGACTCAACGTTCAGCTCCCGCACGCGGCCGGGGACGGACCTCCTCTGGGTCCACGATGACGTACGCGCCGACGACGACGAGCAGCGCGCCGACGACGACGAGGCCGAGCTCGAGGTTGAACAGGAATGCCGCCGCGGCAAGCGCGCCGAACCCGAGCAGCTCCACGATCGTCGAAACGGCATCCACGGAGGGAGCCTTCGGCCGCCAGTCGCGAGAGACCGCGAGCGCAGCTGCGCTTCCCATCGCGCAGATGATCCCGATCGCCAACCTCATGCGAACTCCCGTTCCATCTCGAAATGAAGGTCGATCAGGTCGTCGAGCGAGATCGGCGGAGCGTCTGCGTGGTGCTCGAGCAGCTCCGCGGGCGGTGACCAGGTGAAGAGCGTCGCTCCGACGCCGATCAGCATCTCAGCCACCGAGGCGTCGGCTTCGCGCGTGAAGTAGTGGTTGCACCCTGGACAGCGGAGCCCGTAGAAGGCTCGTCCGAACTTCGGCGAGCCCTGAAGCTGCCCCGCCATGCGCACGCACAACCGAATCTCGAACGATGCGACCTTCGCGCGCCCGCAGTTCGGGCAGAGCACGAGCACGATCTGCGCTCTGGGGCTCATCGAACGTGAACGACGAGATGCTGGATGAGCAAAACCGCCAAAACGATGCCGAGCGCAATCGCGATCACGAGTTTGAGCATCAAAGCCTCCCGTTTGTCGGCCTTTCGGGGCTGATCTCGCGCGTTTCTAGGCCGTTTCGGGTTCTTCGAGGGGCGTCATGCTGATGAAAAGCGGCGGTTTCTTGCCTGCCGCAGCGCGCGACGCGGCTAGTGCGAGCGTTGCGGCCATCAGCGGCGTCACGTCTTCAGCCGATGCCATTCGAGACCAGACCCACCGATCGCCCACTTGCTTCTTCACGACACCCTCGATCGCGGCATCGAACGCCGGATCGGTTCGGAATTTCACCGTTCCGTCGGCGATCGCGTCGTACATCGCCGCGCACGCTTCGATGACTTCGCCGCCATCCATCGGGTTGCAGCGACGGATCTGATCGGCGAAGCCGCCGGCCGGTCCGCGCGCGTCGATGGCGACCTGCGCGCCGTGCGTCGCGGAGAGCTCGTTGGCTCGACCTACGACCCAGGAGGTCCCAGGCGCGTGCTCGATGAGCTCGATCTTGCCGGCGCCGGCGGCTGCGATCGCCGCGGAAGACCGGTCGTGTGCTACCTCGAGCGCGAACGAGATCTTGCCCGAAGGTGACGCCGCTGGATCACACGCATCGCGCCAGATCTCCATCGGGATCACGTTATCGGCCCGTCCCGTCGGTCGATTGCCGTAGGCCCGCAAGAACTCCTCCGGCTTCATGGCGTCACGCTCGACCCGGATCGTTTCCAGCGTGATCGTGTGCCGCCAACCCTCGCTGGCGCCACATCGGCAGGGGGGATCTGGACACAGCGCCGGCATGAAGCTGAAGTACGAGTCTTCGTCGTCGGGATCCCAATCCTTCGGCGCGGACCACTCGAAGTATGCGATCCCGTGACCCGAGTTTTCGGCTGCAGCGAGGCGGCCGGCTTGCACCTTACGGTTGAGCACGACCGAGGCTTGCGTCCCGGCGGTCGAGCACCACAGCAGCTGCGCATCCGGCCGCGTGATCATCGCCGGGCGCAGACCTTGCTCGCGGCGGTCGTCTTGATCGGCCCAGATCTCATCGAGCGCTGCCTGGTCGAGCGTTTTCGAGTGACCCGCTCCGGTCGACGTCGACAGCAGCCGGATGATCGATCCGGTCTTCCAGCGGATCGACTCGTTGCCCATGCCCTCGTTGATCTGAGCGATGAGCTCGTTCAATGGCGACTGACGGAGCATCGGGAAGATCTCATCGAGCCACTTGTCGCGGCCGTCCTTGCCCGATTGCGCGGTGTACGCGGAGCGTTGGGGCCGGCCCCAGTTCAGCGCGCGGTCGATCTCCCATGACAGGATCTCGGTCGTCTTGCCCGACTGCCGAGGAAGTGAGATCCCGACTTCGCGATACGCCGGCAACAACGTGACCGGGTCGATCTCACAGCCCACATCGGCGACGAGCTGCTGGTGTGGCATGAACGGCTGATCGAGCTCGCGTGCGATGTTGCCGAGACGCCAGCCGAACGTTTCACGCTCAGGCCTTCGCCTTGTCCCGTGGGTTGGTGGACAGGCGGTCAAGAAGCTCGTCGCGGCTCTTGCGTCCATCGCCATCGTCACGGCCATCGCCCATCAGCCCTTTGAGTGTCTCCGCGTAGGCCTTGAACAGCTGGATGCTGCGGCCGCCGGCGTCGAGCTCTTTGGCCATCGAGCGAAGGACCGCGATCGCTGCGGCGTGGATCGGCTTGACTCGGCCGAGATTCCGGAGGTCGGCGATCGTCTCCTCGAGCGCGATCTTGTTCGCGTGGTCGTTGCGCGGCTTGGCCGGCCGCTTCTTGCGAACCGTCTTCTTGATGGCGGGTCTGCGTTGCGCGCGCGCCATCGGCTTGGCTCTTGGCGTCCGCTTTCGAGGAGCCATTCACCACTCCCTCGAAGGTCGACGCCTGCGCGCGCGCCGTCCATGATCGCGGCCGCGGTTGCACTTCGAACAAGCTGCTCGAAGGTTGCTGAGGTCGAACAGCGGACCGCCGTCGCGCCAGCTGACGATGTGATCGGCGTCAGTCGCGACGATCTTGCATCGAGGGCCGCGGATCTGGCATAGCCATCCGTCGCGCTCGAGGACTTCGAGTCGAACCTTGCGCCACGTCGCGCCGTAGACGATCGAGTGGCTCAGCATGGCCGGACCCGCGAGTTTTGGACCCGTGTAAAAATCCAA